ATATAACATCAGCTGTTTCAATTGTTGGAATTGATAAATGAGCTTTTGGTATATCAAATTCTACGTTTGGAACTGTTCCAGAAGCATTACCCATAAATAGACTCATATTAAATTGAGGACTAATTAATGAAGTAGCTGCTGATAAGTCTGATAACAACTGGTTTGAACCATTTGATTTAGTATCTAGATAACAAGTTAAAGAACCTGAAATTTGTCTAGCACCACTAAATGAACCAATTGGTTTGTCAACCTGTCCAAGAGTTTCAGGTGTTAAATAAGTAATATTATTTGCTATAGTAATTGTACCACCGGTAATAGCGATATCATATGTTTTAGCATCTAATCCACCTGCTGAAGCACCACCACCTTGTGCAGAGTCTACGACTAAGCTTAGTGTGGATAGTTTGTTTCTTAGATAATCGGCGTCATCTGGACCTGTTATATCTACGTAGTTAATTTGTTCAACGTAAGTTGAAGTTGTTACAGAACTATTGCTTGAATTGTCTGAAATATCTACTGCAAGCGCTTTTGAAGGGTCTTCAATAGCAGTTGCTACTTGGTCGATACTTGTTGCATTACCTGACCAAGATAAAGTAGCGATTCCATCAATAGAGAAGTCTACTTCTACCTGATTGACTTGACAATCATTAAGTCTGTAAGTTGTATTTTCTAATGCAAAGAAAATGTTAAGTTTTAATAGCTCGTGATGGTCTGATCTTAAGAATGCGACATCGCAATCTGTTCCGTCACTTGTTATAGCAGATGCTGAAGTTCCTGTTAAGGCACCTCCAGTTATATCCTTACCTGCAATTGCAGCCCAAAGAATATTTTCTACCATATCGTGATTTCCTGAAGTTCTGATACTTGAACCACCATGCTTATAAGGTCTTACATATGTTTGAAAAGACCATTCTGCAGGAGCAAGAGAGTCATTGAATCTCTTTTGCGCTCTTTGTGGTGTTGCACCAGCTTCAGAAACTGTAATATCAGTGTTCTCACTAGCTTGAGAAAAACTATAACCATCTAATACACCAATTCTAAAAGTATTTGCGTCTGCTTCGTTACCAACAAAGAGGCCAGTACCAGTTCTTGAACCGTCTGCTGTAACTCCACTAGTAACTTCATTAACAGCTAATGTTAAGCCATTATCTCCGCTTCCAGTAGAAGCAGTAGAAGTTAAAGTATCATCATTTGCATATCCAGTACCTCTATAGTTATTTGGAATAAATACATCTACAACTGCACCGCCTGAGACTTCTTTTACGATAGCCTTGAAGCCAGTACCAGAACCAGAAGTTGTTCCAAAAGTAATTATATCACCAACTGCATGGTTAGTATTAGTACCACCTAAGGTGTCTACACTCTTGATATTTCCTCCGGCAGATGTAACTCCGTTTACTGAGCTAACAAATACTTTGGTATTTCTCGATAGATTTAAAGCCATTGCTTTCTCCTATTTATTTCATCTTTGGAAAGGATTCCGCGTGATATTAATCAGCGTCTTCGTTTCCTAATATCGTACTTCGACTACCATTTCTCCAATACCTAGAGGAGCAATTACTCCTTCATCAGTACCTATCGATTCTATCGTTAGTGATGTGGTCGACTGGTTTGGATCTACTGAGTCATCATACACTAGTGCATCATTCTCGTCAACTAATCTTTCGATGTCTTCGAGCAATAATGCCAGTTCTTCTTGAGCATCTGTCTCATTATGTACATATGCTCTTATCGTTAAAGTTAAAAATCTCCATTTATACCCATCTGGTAAGTATTCTCGCGTTTCGTCTCCTGCAACAACACATACCTTAGGGAATTGTTGAATTTCATCTAAAAACTTTAGTTTGCTATCCACATTATCAAATACATTCATGTTATATGGATGGCTTCCGTCAATTTCTTTTAATTTTTTCGCTAGAGCTTCGGCAATTTTTGTTCTTTTTGTTCTATATGTACTTGCCATTAATCTCTCCTAAGCGTAAACTTTTGTTCTGTATATTGCATAGCCAAGTTTCTTATACTTTGTGCTATGAGTGGCTTTGGATTATACCCATTTGGCCACTGTCTTTGTCCTTCATTCTCAAACGTTTCATAAGGATTTAACATGTATGAGTATTTACCTATTAACGTTTTCGGACCTTGTCTTAATTCTGTTAAAGTTGCACTGTTAGAAAATGTACTTGTTCTATTAATTAGTGCTGGTCTACCCATATTTCTTCTAACTTCTGCAGGTAGTCTTTTATTTATATTCATGCGAAGTTTATTTAATTCTCTTTGATTACTTACTCCGCCTTCACTTTGTCTCGTTTTCTTAGGCATTACTACCCGTTTAAAACTTTTTACAGCTGCTGCTTTTGCTAAAGTCTTTTTCAAATGTTGTTTAACTTTGTCAGGCTTTACTGCAGTTGCTTTCTTTTTAACAGTGCTAGTTGATTTATAAGGTTTAGGCTTTTTGCCTGCTGCTATATCTGTAAACTGTTTTACTATCTCTCCTTCAAGTGGGTTAGATCCTCTTAATCTTGCATATTGAGTGTTGTATTTTTTACTAATACTATCTAATCCAGCATCGAACTTACCACCAAGTTTTCTAATGTCTACTCTTCCATATCCAAGTAAATTTTCTGCTTTACTTCTAAGTGTTTGGACTTCAAACTTTAACTCTTGCTTAACATTCCCTGTTAGTACATCAACTTGTTTTACTTTTTTTGCCAAATGTTCTTGTTGGTCTGTACTTTTAAAATATAAATCTAATGCATTATCTATGTCTACTAAAGAGTTTCCTGTGAACATGCTTATAGGCATTTCAGCAAGAGCTTTAGCATTTATGTATAACTCTCTAAACTGCTCTTTCATTCTAGCTAATTCAGCTAAAGAAAACTTTTTTCTATGTCCTGGCTTTTGTCTACCAGAAGATTGGGTTCTATCAGTAGGTAAAATTTTATTAGAAATACCAGCTTTTATCAAACCTTTTTCTATTTCTGTAAGTCCTACATAAATTACATAAAATTGTCCGCTTATGCTACTAAACTCTTGGTGACTTTGTTGTCCCATATTTGCTGGCAATGTAACTAATTTATTTAAACCTATCATTACTCTTCGGAAAGGAACCATAATAGATTTATCTTCCACATCACTTCTAGTACCAATTTCATGAGCATAGTCAATAAATCTTTGCATATCTTTATCTGGAAGTCCATGCGTCATTGCATTAAATAAGTCTTCATACAACTTTAAACTAGTTTGAGCTTCTTCTTCAACTATGTCTTTTATTTCTCTACTATATCCTGTAAATACTTTGTCAAAGTCATTAAGTATATCTCTTAACTCTATTTCAGCAAATGCTTGAACATCTACTGGAGTTAGTACTTTGGGCCTTCTAGCCATTACTTGTAAACTTTATAGAAGTCTAGTATTCTCTTGATGTGATCAGGAAAATCTATATTTTCCTTCAGACTTGTAGAAACTTCATTTCTAACAGTTGCTCCAGCAATAGTCATTCCAGCTTTTCTTTCATCTTTTAAGTAGTACTTAATTAAATCAAAACATGCCAATTTTAAATCTGCAGGTGTTGACGCATATCCAGCTCTATAAGTAACTTTTACTGCTTTTCTTCCTTTTGGAAACATTTTATCTCCAGTAGCAGTAGTTCTAATAATTAAATCTTTTTCAGTATCAATTACATAATCATACTTTCCACTTCCATCTGAATCTTCACTAATTAAAGTAGTATATGTTCCAGATTGGGAATCTCTTTCTTGTACTTGTGATACACTTACGAGTGGACTTTCGTCGACCATTATCTGATAAGTCATATCGTCTGTTATATCAAAGTATTCAACCTTATCACTAGAATAGTAATCTACTAAACTTGTGCCGCAGTAGGTTTTTACTGCTTGGCTTATAGAGGGTATAATAACATTTAACTTTGCGTCTTCACTAACTCCAGTGATTCCTGAAAAGTCCTTATATTGTTGTATTGTTACTAAATTTGCCATAATTCCTCTAAAAGTTGGAGGGGACTAAGCCCCTCCAGATCTGTAAGCTATTAGCTAGCTTTATACATCCAACCCCACTTAGAAGTTGCACCATCGATAAGATCAGTAAAGCCTAATCTTTGTGAAGCCACTAGGACTCTTCTTTGGTTTGCTACTTCGTAGTCTGATTCGACTGTAACGCCTCTTAATCTTGGCATTACAAAGTTTCTTGGGTTAACAGCAACAGCTGCAAACTTA